TTGTTCAGGAGCGAATTGAACAATCCCTTGGTGAATTTGTAACAGATGTTAAGATTCGTCCATACGCACGCTCAAAGGCAGTTTACTTCCGAGCAGAAGGTCTTAAACCAAATTCCAAGTTCTTTTTCTTCATCGATGGTATTGATGTTACAGAATATGCACACCTTTTAACACGTGATGATATTGTAAACAGTCATGATCACACAGAAACAGCAATTCTTACAAATGACATCGAAACACAAGTGACTAAGTTTCTTACAAACAATCTTTCGGTTCCTACTTGGTTTGGAACGCGTTGGTATAACTTAAAGGCTTCTGATCGTGCATTTGTAACCGACCCTGCAAATCGTATTGCTGGGGCAGGGAAACAGTTTTGGAGTTATGTTACTAAAATTATTGAAACAGTTGAGGCGGGGCCCGCAAGCGCTGCTGAAAAAGAAAGACTAATTAATGATTTACTTCCAGGCTTTGATCAATCCAGCTTGACACAATATGATGGGGCTGATGAAGCAACACTTCTTGAGACGTTTGTTACTTCTGATGTTATTTCTGATACAGATGGCATTGTAGAAGGTGTGCTTATTATTCCTAATAACGATAGCCTTAAATTCTCTTCTGGAGAAAAGACTATTACTATTACAAATTCACCACGTAATTTGGAAGATGAATCTACAAGCAACGCTTTGGCAAGATACATCTCTAATGGTCTTCAAACAAACAAGCAGACTATAAGCATTAGCGCCACACTTCCTCGAATTACTACAACTACAAGAACTGAAAGACGTACACGACGGTGGGATCCAATTGCTCAGACTTTTAGGGTTACGGATGAAACAGGTATTTTTGCCACGTCAATTGATCTTTTCTTTGCAGGGAAACCAAGCGAGAGCACAAAGGTTCCTATTAAATCTTACATCGTAACAACGGTTAATGGTTATCCAACTGGAGATATTGTTTCAGGTAGTGAGTCAACCGTTAACTGGGAAGATGTCGGAACAAGTGCGGATGGATCTCTTGCAACCACATTTAAATACCCTTATCCAGTTTATCTGTCTGCTGACACCGAATACGCAATTGTTTGTTTCTCAGCAAGCTCAGAGTACACTGCTTTTATCGCAGAACTTGGAGGTGATAAAACGGATCTTATCACAGGTCAAATTATTACTTCACAGCCTGCACTTGGATCGTTTTTTGCAAGTTCTAATAAAACAACTTGGACCGCAATACAAAACAGGGATTTAAAATTTAGCTTAAAACGCGGATCGTTTGCAACCGGCGAAACTGCTTCGCTTGTCGCTTGTCCACAAGTTGGAACACATCTTGGCGAAATTGATGCATCTATAATTTCTAATAATACAGGTTGGGATGCACTTACTTGTACTGTTACTGTTGAAGCGCCATTCACAACCGTAATTGATTCAGATGGTAACTCAACTAAAGTTGCGTTCCCTGGTGGAGTTACTGCAACAGCTGTTCCGGTATTTAACCCCGCAGATGATTCAATTTCCCGCATTGATATCACAAAGAAAGGGTTTGGCTATCTTGAAGCGCCGACAATAACTATTAGCGACAGCAGTAGTAAAACAGACGAAACAATAAAAGGAACTCTTAACAAATATAAAGTCGGAGCTTTTGCTTTAAATCAAAAAGCAATTAATCTTGGCGGTAAAACATCTATTCGAAACGAAATTTACTTTTCTGGTGTTAAATACGATGTTACAGCAGGACTTCCAATTGAATATATTAGTAATGAAAATTACGAAATTCAAGCAGATAATTTTAAAGATACGCGCATTGAAACATTCTTTAGCTCTAATGATGAAAGGTTAACTCCAGTTATTAACAGGGATCTTTCCCTTGAAACACGAAACTATTTTATATCCGAAACAGGAGATACTTCTCAATATGTTACTCGTGAAATTACCCTTGATAATTTAAGCGATCAAATCGATATTTACCTTGATGTAAATCGACCTTCTTCTACATCTGATGTAGAAGTATATGTTCAGCTTAAAGATACAAACGGTCAAATTATCTCAAGTACCGAGACAGATACAGATTGGCATACGGTTTCTCCGCTAGATCCTACGTCAATTCCAATTAATGTTGATAGAACAATTTTTAATGAAGTAAGATTTAACCTTAATACCGGCACAACTGAATTTAGTTCGTTTATAATTAAAATTGAATTGCGTGGAAAAAATTACGGAGATGCTCCATTCGCAAAAGATTTGAGAGCGGTTGCAACCGTTTAATATGAATGAATCAAAAAGACAAATTGCCGATAACCCCCATTTGGTAAAAAATTTAAATACCGGAATTATTACCAATACAGATAAAGAAGGTTATAAATCAGCACTTGCTAGAAAGAAACGTAATAGAGAAATTAAAGAACTTAAACAAGAAGTTTGCGATTTAAAAGAAAGAATTATTAAATTAGAAGCTGTGATGTACAGTGATAAATAGATCTACAAGAAAAATTTAATCTATGGCCTACGACTTTACTTTAACACGAATTGACAATACCGACACGTTTAAAGAGTGGGCGGATAAATGTAATGCTATAATCGACGGCCTTAATGCCACCGACTTCGTTACAAATACAGAGGGTATAATGACCCTTGCCTCTAATCAAACAGTTACTGGTATAAAAACTTTTAGCCAGTCTACAAATTTTAGTGGCAGTGTTTTAATTACGGGTGATTATTCGTTCGGTGGTACCACAGGAACAATCAGCACGTCAACTTTAAATATCAGCTCTGGTAGTTCTACAACCGGCGATGGTATTCAATTAATTGGTGCCAAAGGTATTGGTTTTAAATCTTCTGCTTCATCTAATGCTGCTTCTCTTAAATTTGAAAATGCGGGCACCCCAGAAAAACTTCAGTTTAATTACGCGGGAAGCGAGACAGGAATTTTTGAAATTGCTACTGGAAATAAACTAGCACTTGCAGGTACATCTCCAGTCCTTACCGTTAATAACTATGATTGGAATTTGCCTGGAACTTCTCCTGGAACCACCGCTTCTCTTTTAAGATGGAGTGGAGGAGGTTCACCAGATGTCGAATGGTTTGCTCAAAGCACGCTTGAAGGTAATATTGCTACTTCGGTTCGATCACTTTTACAAGCAGAAAACTTTACTTTACCTGTTAATCTTATTCCAGTTGGAACGATGATTGCGGTGGACGCAAGGATTCTTGATTCCTGGGCAACAGAAGGTAGTCCAGCCGAATTTACCAAATGGGATGGTGCTCCAGGATGGTTGCCATGCGACGGGCAAACTATTTCATATGATGAAAATGCAAGCCCTGCTGATATTACTTATAAAGAAATTGTTGAACTTCTTGAAGGTCTTAACAGTCCTTCTGTAAGTGGCAGCACTACTCTTCCGGATACAATTGGTTCTCCTAGTGATGAAGATCCTATTGGCGGTAATGCAATTGTTTACCTTATTAAATATAAAAGTGATGATGCCACAGCATTTGCTGTTAGTTCTGTTACTGGTGCAAGTGGTGCTGACGGTGTACAACTTTACAACAGTGCCGGTGCTGCAGTTTCTTCTTTCGACATTACAGGAGGTAAAATTGGCTTAAACATCGACACCGCAGATTTTACTTTTGGTTCAGGAGGTGAACTTAGTCTTACCGCAGATATTGATACAACTGCAACCGCAAACACGATTGCTAAAAGAGATTCCACCGGAGCTCTTGCAGTTGGTGAACCAACCGCTGACGACCATGCCGCTACAAAGGCTTTTGTTGATAAAGTAGTTGGTGAAAGAGGCAGTACAATTTCTTTTCCCGAACTTATGGACGGTCATCAATCTTTTGCGGATAAAGAACTTTCATTGAGCTTAGTTGGCAGAGGAGGCCGAGGATTAGCAACAGGAATTAATCGTTTTGAGCGACACGGGGAGCGAATAAGTGAAGGTACCATGGTTGCAAATCGTGGATTTAATACTTTTTCTCCAGTCACTGATCAAGATGCAATTTTTAAACGTACAATTTGTACTGCTAACAATTTCTTTTTTATAGATAATGATGATATTATTTACGGGACCGGTAGAAACGCCGAAGGCCAAATTGGTCAAAAAGATCGGGGAACCACCGGAGATTTTGAAACCTTTTATACTCAATATCATCAAAGTGGACAACAGCCCTATAATGATGACTTTGTTGAACTTCCGGTTCCTGCGCTTCTTCCACAAAAGAGCGAGTGGTCTGCAAACGCAGTTACTGTAGATACTGTTGCATATTCAAATTCTGCTGATAATCCAACAATCGTGGTTAAAACCAAAGATGGTATTGGTAATGAATACGAAAGCGGAAGCCGCACTCAAGGTTTAGAAAAATACGAAACAGACTCAAGTGTTCCTTATACTCGAGGATGGTTAATTGGTTCCAGTGATAATACTTATGGATCAATAGGGTTGGGAACCAATTTTAGCGGGGAAATAGTAACTACCACTTCCAATGGACATAATCGAGGAACTGCTATAACACTAGGAGCCGCCACTTCGGTTCTAAGTGAAGGGATTTTAATCCCAGGAGGTCGAAGAAAAATACTTGTAGGAGGCCAAGAAGTGCGTCAAGTTTTTACCGCGGCGCAAATGAATCAGGGCCCGAATAACTTTAACATTCAGAATAACACTAATACTGTTCAATATTACGCTTTTCTTGATGAGGACGATTCCGGCGGGCCAGAGCCAGGTAATGCTTATAAGTTTTACATATTTGCTGTTGCTCCGATTAGTATTACTAATGTACGGACTGGTGGCTCAATTCGACCTCAAATTGGATTTAGGAGAGATAATGACGGGGTCTTTGACTATTTTGCGATGACCTTGACGTCAAGGGCTTCTTCTTTTACTCCGATAGTAAGGGTCCCTACCGCGAAGAGCAGCGTCGAACGCGACCTTCCTGCAATTGCAAAGCTTGTCTATTTTGCGCAGGAAGAGACTGATGATGATGGTGAAGAAGGTGAAAAGTTTCCCTTTGACTATAATGACAAGATTATTCTACAGGGCCTTCAAGAGTCTACTTTTGAAATGGGAAGTTCTGAAAATATTGTTCCTGCCACTAACGCAAGAACATCATATACGACATCAGGTCCCCGTGTGTTTGGCATTCAAGGTGCCGGTGCAAGTCTTTGGGCTACATTCGGAGCAACTGATACAGAACGCGAAAGCGGAATAAGCGCAGCGCTTGCGGCTGATACTACTTTTAAAGATAAGATCAACAAGCGGTTTCATTACTACAAGCGCAATGCTACTCTTGCGGGCGGCTTAGGTGTAGATGATTCAGCAGCTCTTGCACAATGGAAAACCAACCTTGGTTTTAGCGGATCTGAAACGTTTAATCAATTTTCTTATTACGTTAAAAAGTCCGCTGTGAGTGAGCGAGGTTCTTGGCTTATTGTTGGTAAACCTGGAAATGAAAGCGATAATGAATTATGGTTTGCCGGTTCTAGTGCAACAGGACAATCGGGTAATGGAGATACGTCAGGAGCTATTACACGACATGTTCCGGTTGTATTTGGAAGTACATCAGTTGCCGGAGGATCTATTACTCAGCAATCGTCAGGCGTATTTAAAAAATCAACCGATCACGGATATGAAGATTTTGAAAGATTGGAAGTTCGTAATAAATTTTATTACATTGTTCGCGGAGATACCCAAAACAGAAATTTAAGCAACCGATTCAGACTATTCGAAAGTGCAAGTGACGCTTTTGACGCTATTATAGAGAAAGACCCGAATTCATCTGGTATTGCTGCAGCTAATTCTAATAAGTATGCAGACGACGCTATTACCGAAGCGGTTATAAGGCATTATCCAAAGCTTAAAGGAGTATTTGATATATCTATTGGAACATCAAGTATCGAATCAGCGCATGACTATGTATTAGTTCGCAGAACAACTGATACAACTTCTGATACCAACCAATTGGATGCTCTGGCCGAAAGTTCTTTAGCTAGTGATAAGATTAATGTATTGGGATTTGGATCAAATCGACAAAGACAATTAACTGCATCAGGTGATCAGAAAGTATTTCCAATATCAATACAATTAAATACGACCGATAAACCGGTTGATATTATTGCAATTAGTAATAGCAACGTTTCATTTGTTGTTACCGAAAATACTTCTACAGCAGCCCGCACATTAAAAGTAGCGGGTGATAGCTCAACCGGATTAACCGACACTGGAGTTATTACTGGTAATACCGGAGGATTTATTTCATCAGAAACTCTTAGCTCCAGCTGGTCTGTAAGTAAAGTATTTGCGCAAGCTGGAGTTAATTCTACCAACTTATCCACGGTTTTTATTGTAGCAGAATCAAAAACAACCGCAGGAAATTATGCTTTGTTTGCGGCTGGGAAAAACCTTAAAGAACGATTTGGAACTCCTCACGGAGTGGATAACACTGGAGTTGCCGTAGCTATAGACAATTATATAAGAGTACCATTTCCTGAAGATCCTTCAAATATCGTATCAATTCAAGGTATTCAAGGTACATCTGGACCGGCTACCTTTGCTCTTTGTAAAACACCAGAGTCTGGTGAAACTGCAGAAGAATTTTCTGCAAAGCCAGGAAGGGTTTATGGTGCTGGATTATCCAAACATTATTTCGGAAATGAAAGCAGTGCCATTACTCATACTTGGCACCAGATTGACGGACAAATTGTGTCTACATAAAAGATATATATTAACAACATGGCTACTATACCAACACGAATTATTTTAAAGCATTCATTTAGTCCTGGCGAGATACCTGATACAGATTCTCTCCGGCCAGGAGAAATTGCAATCAATGCTCCTGACAGAAAACTTTTTTATCTTGACGAAAACTCAGGATTGGTTACGTTAAATCTAAACATTGATACAGCTGTTGCTACAGAAGTTACACAATTCTTTAATGACACTGGTGTTATTGATGACATTAGTGTTGACACAGATGGAACATTAACCATTACTCGTTCTGATTCTACCACAGAAGTTATTGGTAATATTAAAGGTGATCAGGGAGAAGGTCTTGAAATTTCTGGTGTGGTTGATTATGCCGATGATCTTCCTACCTCTGTTTCTGATCCGGCGCTTGATCCGGTTCTTCAAAGGGAAGGTACTTGCTTTATCGTTAAACTTGGACCAGGAAGCGCAACTGATTCACCTTCAGAATTTGCAAGTGGGACCGCGCATCTTTATGTTTATAATGGACCTGACTCATCTCCCGAAGGTTGGTCTGACCTTGGCGCATTGGCAGGGGTTGCAGGTCCTACCGGCCCTACCGGTCCTACCGGCCCCGCTGGATCAAACGGAGCTGCAGGATCCGCCGGAGCCGCGGGGACCACTGGTCCCACCGGTCCTTCTGGAATTAGAGGACCTGTTGGTGCTACAGGTATAGCAGGACCATCAGGAGCCACAGGCCCAGCGGGCGGCCTTAGTGTTCGCCCTTATGTTTACACTCATGACATTACTATTGAGGATTTTACTAACAGCGGTGGTGATGCAGCCACATTAGAGATTGATGATCACGCGTTTGTAATGACTTCCAACATGGCCATGACATTTCGCAGAGCTGAGATCGACATTCCTGAGTGGGATACGCTTCAAGGTACACCCGAATTTAAAGTTCTTGCAGGATATAATGCTGGAAGCCCAACAGAACTTGGTACTGTAACAGGATTTAGTTCCCCGGTTCCCCAAGCTTTTGATGACCCCAGTGGAAGTGCTGATCCCAATCCTCAGTACTATACCGGTTCTTCTTCCAATGTAAGCGTTTCTGTTAGTTCTGGAGATGGTATTGTTTTAAAATGTACCGATAATGGGCACACTAATGGTGAAGAAAGCGGATACGGAGGCCGTAGTTCCGTAACTGACTTTATTCGCGTTCGACTTTACTTCGATGCTCCAGATTTCTAAGAGGAATATATAATACATGCCCAGGAGATCACGAAAGAATAAACGTTTGCAAAACTCCTGTAGCGCTATTCTAAAGTCAGCGGAAGATACCGTTGAGAAAAAGCCTGTATTTTGTCTTATCATCCCTTGGATGTCGCTCGGAGGAGCGGATAGATGCGGCTTGGATTTAATGGCGCATTACAAAAGTAGGGGATTCAGAATTGTTGTTATATCAACGCGGACCATGCCGCATAAAGATAGCCGGAGAGAGTCTGCATTTATAGACTTAGCGGATGATGTTTTTTGTAATAATGATACTGTAGAGATAGTCAAGAATTTACAGCCTATTTATACGGTTGTAAACAATTCACACGAAGCTTACGATCAAGCTTGGTCAATCAAAGAAGCTGCGCCGAATACAAAGTTGATTTCTTTGTTTCATATGATTCTCAAGGAACCTTGGGACTTTGAAAAAAGCCTTCAAAAAGGAACCCCTTTTGATTTGGTACTAACTGTTTCGGATAAGCTTAAGGGAGAGCTTGGTGAAAAAGGCGTAGATAAAAAAATAATTAAAACCCTGTATTGGTTTGGTTTTTCTGAAATAGAAAAGACTTGGCCTTTAAGGAAAACAGATAAAGATCCCAGGTACGTATTATGTCCTTTTCGCTTTCACTTTCAAAAACGCCCCGAGTTTGTTTGTGATATTGCCGCAGAATTAGCAAAACTTTTACCAGCTGCTTATATGCCTGTTTTTAAGTTTGTTGGCGACGGAGAACTTTATACAGCCATTAAAAAACGCGCGGCAGAACTAAAAGCTAGTCATTGGATAGAATTTGAAAAAGGTATTGATTATAATCAAATGCAAGAGTATTATAAACAAGCTAGTGCGCTTGTTTGTCCTTCGGTTGACGAGGGCATACCTCTTACATATTTTGAAGCAATGCAATGGTCAGTTCCAATGGCCGTTAGCAATGTTGGGGCGGTGAATGAGCTTGTTCCTTCAAACTATTTAATTGACTTCGAAATAAAAGATGAAGCCAAAGAATACGCCAAGCTTCTGTTTCTACACTTTACGGGACAAAGTAGAGCAGAAATCCACGCTGCTAGAAAAATAGTAAATGAAAAGTTTTCTAAGAGTGTCTGGGAGAAAAAGGTAGAAAGGTTAATTGGATGAAGTTTACAGCACATATTGGTTTAGGTAAAACAGGAACATCAGCAATTCAAAAAAGTCTTCACCAGTACAAGGGCGCTTTAAATACGCCAGATAACTGGGCTTGGCCAGATCTTGTAAACGGCGATAAAATTGATCACAAGTGGCTTAGTATTCACCACACAGTTGATAAGACCAAAGCGCTGTATGATACTATTATTGCTCACTCAAAAAAGACTGGATGTGATCACGTTATTTGGTCTAATGAAGCCATATCAAGTAATGATCATATGTTGGAATTGTTTAAAGAACTTGTTGAATGGGATGATGATCTTGAAGTTAATATTATAATTTACATAAGAGAACCAGGCAAATGGTTAAAATCTGCATGGGACCAATGGGGCCTTGTTCATAAAGTTCTTCCTGGTAAACCTCTCCGCGGACCAAGGGTTGGTAAATGGAATGGACATATTTTACCTGCCTTTGATCGTTGGTTTCAATGTTGGGGGCGGGGTGTTTATAGAAGTTATTTAAATTGGAAAGATATTGCTAAAATTAGAATTTATCAAGAAGGTGAAGACGTTATTGACGATTTTAGCGAAGCTGTTGGTATTGACCTTCCTCGCGTTAGGGCTTATGAAACTTTAACGTCTGCTGAAGTTTTATCTAGAGCGATCTATAATAACACTTATACAGAACCTGTTTCGCCGAAGAAGTTTGACCTTTATAGAAACTATTTTAGGAATGGTGGTATTAATGAATATGCTAAAAAGTTTTTTAAGCTACCCAATATAAAACAAAAAATGAAGGTATTATTGAGCAATCCAGACGGTCGATTGTTTAAAGATCCTGCTACTCCGCAAGAAAGAACACTAACAAGTGATGATTACAATCGTTTGTTAGATCAGGCAATCATCTTCTCTATTGAAGCTATGGGGCGTATTGACCAGCTTGAAGATAAAGTTAAAGAACTTTCAAAGAAACCCAATGACAAAGACGGAAACGAAAGTCCCTAATATTTCTTGGAAAGAAAATAAGGTTTTTATAATCTATTCGGGCACTCAGCTTTCATTCGAATATTCATCTCTTCCAGACAGCGATTTAATTATTCCGGGATTGGATCTTGATGAATTTAACCAAATGTTAGACGACCTTCGTTATAACCCTAAAAAGTTTGTAAGAAACTTTAAAGGTAGAAACGACGATTCGGCCGGGTACCAAAGATGTAGAGCTCTTCTTTTAGCTCGAATCTATCCCGATAAATTTGAAGTTGTAAGTCAGTCTTTTTGCACTCTTGCTTATCGTTACATTTACGATGACATGGGATCTATCGATGAGTTGGAAAGTCTTTATAAAGACCTGCAAAGTTTCAAAGAATTTAATGATCCTTATTGGGGTAAATTTACTTATCGTTGGATCACTTCTATTTGGACTGCACTAGCTCATTGTTATATAAAAGAAGGAGACGCTGAAGCTGCTTTTAAAATTTTTAATAAGATACATTCTTTTGCCGATATTAAATTGTGGCCTGCAGCAATAGTAAATATATTGGGGGCATGTTATGTGACAGGGCAATCTGCAGAATATTCAAAAAAGATTTATGAATCTGCAATTCATGAATATGAAATAGTACTTGTTGACAGACTTTCTGTAATTATTGCCGCATCTGCAATTTTAGAAACAATCATGGGTAAAGATAATGTAAAGTGTCCAAGGGTTTATACAAAGGCAAATAATTTGCTAAAAAACTATATTTAATATAATGATAAGATAGGAGCTTGTATAAATAATTGTTATCCGCGTGTAATATGCAAGAGCCCCAAAAATCTTTAGTTCAAGCCTTTTTAGATGGAGGCTGGTTAGTTCCACTCATTGGCGCAGCAGGTATGATCGCAAGGATTCTTTCTTCAAAGGAAAGTATTACCGCTCAGCTTCTTTGTAAACGGATTCCAGCCGCTGCTATATCAAGTGGAATTGCGTGGTACATACTAGAGCAAACATCAATTGATAGTTTGTATAAAGCTGTGATTTATGGAATTGTTGGTGTTATATCACCAGAAGTAATTGAAGGCATTGTTACTTTGGCTAAAAGGATCGCAAAGAATCCTTCGCGATTTATTCGGAAATGATTAATGAAAACCTTTACTAGAATATTTTTGCTTTCAATCGTTGGTATCTTTTCATATAAAGCTTTACTTGGAACTTGTGTTTGGTATAGAGAAAAGTTTAACGATCTTGAACTGCCATCTCAAATGCTAAAGGATTCCACTGATGATATTCTCATGGGTCTTGTGGTCTTTATTACCGTTCTGCTGTCTTCTCAAATTGGTAGAAGAAGATGTAAGTAATAAGAATTAAACTATATAAATAGTTGTATGGCTAAACCAACAACTAGAACCGAATTAGCTGACTACTGTTTAAGAGCACTAGGTGCGCCGGTAGTTGAGATTAATATTGACGACGATCAAATCGAAGATCGCATTGATGAAGCTATTCAATACTGGCAAGAGTATCATTCTGATGCTGCTGTAAGGACACTGATTAAACACCAAGTAACTGCATCTGATCTTTCGACGAACGAAATTGAAGTTCCTGATGCAGTTCTTTCTGTTGTAAGAGTTCTCGCATTTCAAGACTTTTCCAGCACATCTTTGTTTAATGCAAAATACCAAATGTATCTTAATGATTTCTTTGGAATGCGAAACCCAGGTGGCTTGTTGAATTACGAGCTTACTTCTCAATACATGAGTTTGGTCGAAGATATTCTTAACGGTCATGGACAATCGCTGTCTTTTAATCGTCATAAGAATACTATTAAGTTTCATGCTGATATTACCGAACACGTATCAGAAGGAGAGTTTCTAATTTTTGAAACTTTTCAAACCATAAACCCCTCCAGTTATCCAGACATTTTTGATGACATGGGTTTAAAGGAACTTCTTACGCTTCTTATCAAAAAGCAATGGGGTCAAAATATTAGTAAGTTTGAAGGTATGCAGCTGCCAGGTGGTGTAACTATAAGTGGAGCGAAAATATATGACGATGCGGTTGCTGATCTTAAAGAGCTTAAAGAAACGTGGCAGCTTAGATATGAAGAACCCCTTGACATCTTTATTGGATAATGCCAACCAACCCATACTTTCAAAACGGAACTCGACAAGAGCAAGATCTTTACGAGTCACTAATCATTGAAGCCATTCAAATTTATGGTGTCGATGCTTATTACATTCCTCGTAAAATCGTTAAACAAGATTTGATACTCAATGAAGATCTTATAAGCGCGTTTGAAAAAGCTTATAAGATTGAAATGTATGTCGAAAGTGTTGATGGATTTGAAGGTGATGGTCAGCTGCTTTCCAAGTTTGGTCTTGAGATTCGCGATAACGTAAACTTAGTAATTGCTAATCTTCGCTGGAATCAACTTATAGGTCAGTATGGATATTCAGAGAATAGTGCTCGACCGCTAGAAGGTGACCTTATTTATTTTCCTCTAACCAAAGGATTATTCGAAATTAAGTTTGTTGAAACCAATAAACCATTTAGACAACTTCAAGACATCCCGATTTTTCGTCTTTCTTGCGAGTTGTTTGAATACGAAAGTCAAGAAATTGACACAGGGATCGCAGAGATTGATATTATTCAAGCTGATAATGGTAATCACATGGTTGCAGAATATACCAACAATGATTCACCGATTCAAGAGTTGGAAGCTAATGAAACCTTAAACTTTACCCTTCCAAGTGGAGTAACAGGTTCGTGCGAGTTCTTTAAATACGAAACAATTACTGATTCTCCACAACTTGAAAGAATACACATTGGTTTACCGACGTTTAATGATGGAAAATACCATGCTATAACAGCTGGAACAATAATGATTGGAGAGAATAGCGGAGCTTCAATCACGGTGAGTAGATTTAATACAATAGATGATGGTACTGCGGATGACGACGAGCTTTTTCCAAGTGATCCTGCCGCACAAAACTCTATCTTTAGTCAGACAGTTAATGCGAATGATTTCCTTGACTTTAGCGAAGAGAATCCATTTGGTGAACCATTTAACTTCTAAGCATGCTAAGTAATCCATATTTTTATAATGAAACGCTTAAAAAGACTGTGGCGGTTTTTGGTACTCTCTTTAATGACATTGAGATAGCCAATATCTCCGCAGGGAAAATGGTTGGGGTTCAACGCGTTTCTCTTGCTTATGCACCAAAAGAAAAGTACCTTGCTCGCATTGAAGCTGATGTGGAAAACGATATTGGTTTAAAGCTGCCTCGCATGAGCTTTGAAATGACAGGACTTTCATACGACGCTGAGGTTAAGCTAAATCGTTTAAATAGAACAGTTCAAACGAACGATGAAGGAAATAAAGTTAAAGTTTGGCAAAATGCTCCTTATACATTATCTTTTGATTTAAATATAATGTCAAGAGGACAAGATGAAGCGCTGCAAATACTTGAACAAATAATTCCTCACTTTAATCCAAATTACACCGTTACTGTTAAAGGTCTTGAAGGACCTGAAAGTAAAACTGATATACCTATCACTCTTGAAGGTGTTAACTTTGAAGATGGATACGAAGGAGACTTTGAGTCTTCTAGAAGACTGCTTATATACACTTTATCATTTAATCTTAAGACAAAATTTTCGTTTTTTCCTTCAACTGTTGGCCTTATAGAAACTGTCGATACTTTCTTTCACGACTTCGACACCAATGGCGCGTATGTAGACGCTGGCGTAAGAGTTACCGAAACAACTACCGTAATTGGAACTAAACCTGATTCATAACATGCTTGGTCACTCGTATTTTTATAATGGCACAGTTAAGAAAATGGTGTCAATATTTGGTCAACTATTCAACGATATTGAAATAGCACAAGTTGTTGGAGGAAAGATAACAGGTGTTAAACGCGTTCCTCTTTCTTATGCACCAAAAGAAAAGTTTCTTGCCCGTATTAAAGTTGGTATAGAAAATAGTGTTGCATTACAGCTTCCTCGTATGAGCTTTGAGATGACTGGACTTTCATACGATACCGCCACCAAATTAAATCGTATGAATAGAAATGTTCAGACCGATAGTGAAGGTAACCGCGTTAAAGTAAATCAGAATGCTCCTTATAATATTATCTTTTCTCTGAATATTATGTCAAGAGGACAGGATGAAGCATTACAAATTTTGGAACAAATAATTCCTCACTTTAATCCAAATTATACTTTAAGCGTTAAGGAACTAGAAGGTCCAGAAAGTATAACCGATGTTCCTGTAACTTTAACAGATGTAAGCAGCGAAGATGGATATGAAGGAGATTTTGAATCTTCTCGTCGTTTGATTATTTACACACTAACCTTTAATGCTAAGACTAAGTTTATAAGTAATCCAGGGCCCAAGAGTCTTATCAAATCGGTAGATACTTTCTTTAATGACTTTGATACTTCGGGAAGGTATACAGACGCGGGTGTAAGAGTTAGAACAAAATTTCAAACCGGTACAGAAGACTCACACACAGTTGTAGTCGAAATTGGCGAGCCGCCTGATCCAGAAAATGTGTGGGATTCTCCAAGTACATAATAAGACAAATAAATAAACTTATGAGTAAAAAGGACGACATGGTCGCCGCGCTGCAAAAGAATTTAGATGAAGTAAAAAAGACTTCTGACGAGCTTGCAGTGGTCGATTCAATGATAGGGCCGTCCGATGCTCAACTTGTAGACGAGACCGAAGAAGATTATCGTTATGCTAGAGAACGTATTAAGAAACTTATAGAAACTTCGGAGACTGCAATTGATTCCATGTCTTGTCTTGCGGCAGACGCTGAACATCCTCGCGCCTTTGAGGTATTGGGAACCTTGATTAAACAGGCTGCAGAAATGAATCAACAACTTTTAGATCTTCAAAAGCAGCGCAAGACTCTTGTTAAATCAGATGACCCAAAAGGTAATGAAGGTGGATCTACTACTAATAACGCCATCTTTGTTGGAACCACATCTGAACTCCAGAAGTTCCTTAAAGGATCAGATAGCGAGACTATCAATGTTTAATCCTTTTATCCCTTCGGGAACTAATTATATCAAAACGTAAAAGGCTTGTAAAGGAAAAAAGAAAAAATTAATGTCCAGTCCGCTGTCATATAATGGAAATCCCAATGTAAAAGCTGATGGAGTGCAAGTGGAATTTACCAAGCATGAAGTAAATGAATACATTCGTTGCAGCAAAGACGTAGCTTACTTCTGTGAGAACTACGTAAAAGTCATTAGCCTTGATAGTGGTTTAACCCCATTTGTTCTTAGGGGCTATCAAAGGAAAATGGTCGAGCATCTTAATGATAATCGCTTTTCTATTATTCTTGCTTGTCGACAAAGCGGTAAGAGTATTACCTCGGTTGCATGGCTACTTCACTATGTTATATTTAACGCTGATAAAAA